ATTTTATATCGCCCATAAAAAAGCCCCGACTAGCGAGGCTTTGTGTGTTTATTGTTGGTTTAAGCATTGCGTATCAAAATATCCTTGAAGCCCCAAGTCTCTGTCGTCTCTTGCAAGTGACTGATTGTTACCGTGTTCGTTCCGTCTTGGAATTGAATATGCGCGGGGATAGAAAACACTTCAGGCGCACCAAATGCGTCGTTAGCGATGTTCTGCAAATTGCCTAATACGGCATTGTTTACAGACACCCGAATATCATCAACAGAGTCAACATCAAAGCCCGTTATAACCAGCTCAAGATCGACACCCGTACTATCGAAGTTAAATGTTATTGATCCATCGTCTATCTGTTCGCCGCCAGCGCCATTGCCAAACGTTCTCGTTTCAGTGACGCCACTCTCAAGCTTGATATTCTCGACCGTGGACACAACGACCGCATTCAACGACTGTGTGTAATGCAGACACCCTCTACGCGGACTGGATAGATTTTGTGGCAGTATGGCGCACTGTAGCTCAGAGTGAATACCTGGCACATCGCCACAGTCAACGGTAAAGGGTTCGTTTGAGTACATCTGCGATATAAAGAACCGTTTCCACTCAGCAAGTCCCGTTTCTGTCACGGCGCCCTGCGCGATAGTGATCTCACTGTTAACAGTGATAGTGGTTTTCTGGATGGTGTCGTAGTTATCTGTTGACGCATAAGCCGACACAGGGACTAGAGTAGGAGGGTCCATTATCGGGTTTATCTTGAACGTCGATAACGCGCCGTCTGCCGTCGTGTTTGTGCCTGCGACTGTATAGGTGATTGTATTGTTGTCACTAGAAGGTGTAATTCTGAGTTTGAATGTTATCGGTGTTCAGCGGATTGCCGTTTGAATCTGAGACCAGTTTATTATCGTTCAATCGTTTGAAACTCTCCGCTATTACCTCGTCTGTATCGGATAGCGGTAAGAACCCACTGTTGATAATGTTGACTATGGTGGCTTGTGGCGCAGCGCTCTGGTTCAATGCGTCGGGTCTTGCCACTGATGTGCCTCCCGCGCTTGTGCCGCCTGAGCTAGCACTAAAATCTGTGCCATTTTTGAATTGCTGCGCCTTGATGCTATCGATAGCCTCCTGTGTCTTGTAGGCGGCTGTTGCAGCCAACCCGATATTGACAAGAAAGTTACCCGTACTGGACAACGCTTGAGCCACGGCCAACCCTTGAGCAATACGTGCCTGTGCAATGTTGGCATCTTTCTGATCTTCAAACTGCTTTCGTGCCTCAGCTTCAGATATCTGCGCACGCTCCGCCGCCTGCTCTAACGCTAGCTTGTTTCGTTCAGTGCCGTTTTCCTCAAATCGACGTAGCGCATCCTCGTATATTTTCGCATCGTCCTGAGCAACCGCCGCCGCTTCGTCCGCTTGCCGTTGCTGTCTGGATGATTCAGTTGACGCTATGTCTTGAATGAAGTTAGTCGCTAGATCAATTTCTGCCGCATACTTCTCCTGCAACCCCGCGAGCTTGTCAGCAAATGAGGCATCTTCAAACTGCTGTCGCGTGAATTCACCACTTCGGACTATTTCCGATAACCGCTCTTGGTGTGAGGCGGACATGGCTTCCACCGCTTGCTGGTGCTGCTCTCGGGTAATCTCTTGATCGCGTAACAGCGCATCAAGCTCTAAAGTATCGCCCTGTATTTCAAAATCAAACCTAGCGCCCTGACTGGCATCGCTAAGCTCAAGCAATCGCTGTTGGATACCTCTATTGGTATCGATAACCTGATCACCGTATGATCGAGCAAGATCAACTAAGTCTTTTTGCGCTTGTTCTTCTGAGACTTGCCGTTCAACATGGAATTCTGCCAGCGCGTCACGTTGACTTTGATAGCTCTGACGTAATTCTTCTGGTGAACTACCTTGAACAGTGGTTAGCTCGGCGCGNNNCTCGGCGCGTATTTCAAAATCAAGATTAGCAAAGGCGCGTTGTAGATTTCCTGCTAGATTGCCAGCCTCATCTGGTAGCTCGGCAATGGCCCGGTTTAGTAGCTCAATTTCATCGCGATACTGACTGAATGGTGTTGCTGCTCGTTCCTCTAACGCCTCTTTGACATCACGAATACTATCAGCGAATTTCTCCGCCTCATCCTGTCGGAACTGTTCCTCTAATCCTGCAATAGCCCGTCTATACAGATCGGCGTTCTCACCACCTTCTCTGTAAGCGGCATCGAGTAACGCTAATTTTCGCGCCTGTTCATCTATTGCCGTTTCCTCTGGCAGCGCCTCTGCAACGATTGATTGCAGTTCCTTGGCTGCTCGTTCAGCCGCTCTTGCGGCCTCTGCGTAGTTGCCTAGTTTCCGCCGCTGCTCATCTATCGCAGCACTGCCGCGCTCAAATTCTTCCGGCGTAATGGATTTAACTTGCAAAGCCTCTTCAAGCTGCCTTGCGTAATCGTCCAACTGTGCTCGCTTAGCATCGTCCGGTATCAGTTTTTCAAGCACTGCCCGTGCAGACTCAGCGCGAGTACCAACCAAGTCGAATATCTCAGCCGCATCTGCAATAGCTTGCAAGTCAAACGGCTGAACCGTATTGGCAAGATCTGTCTGCCGGTCGATCAACCCCTGAATACGGTCTATCTCGTCGTAAGCATCTCTTATCGCTTCGCGGAATTGCTCTACCTGTCGATCATCGAAAAAGTCACGGATAGCATTGACAGTAAAGCGACCTTGTATCGCTGCAATATCAGCGTTCAAGGCGTCAATTGTTCTCTTAGCCGCTTCTATCTGCGCATCACCCGCTTGCTGCGCGGCATCGCTGTTGCTAAAGAAACTCTCAGACAGTTCATCAACGGCAATTTTTAACGCTTTGGCCGCTTGCTCACCTTCTGACTGTCTTGTGGCAAGGTAAATCAGCCCACCACCAGCAAGTAAAGCCGCTCCAGTGGGACCGCCGATCAATGCAAGTGCACCTGATGCCGCTCGCTGAGCAACCGCTAATGCTTGAGCTGATCTGGTTGCGGCTGCATTGGCAACAGTTAAACGTTTTGCGGTTCCATCCGCTACTTGCTGTGCCGCTGCAACTTGCGCGGTAGATGTGGCTAATGCTTTTTCTGCTGCCGCCAACTCTGTTGTAGAAAAGGTTAATCGACGCAACCCTGTTAAGGATGCATTCTGCACCTGCGCCTCTCGAAGTTTTAGCGCTGTGTAGTCTCTGGTTGCTTGAGCTGAATTAAGACGACTCGCCGCTGATTGATTAGCTGCAACCGCTGCCTGTCTTTCCGCATTAGCAAAGAATATTGATTTCTGCCCAGCCTCTACCAAGTTGTTGCCGTAAGTGCCAACGCTACGCAATGCAGCACTGCCGAGACTCGCTGCTAATACGGCACCGATACCAGTTATGCCTACCTGTACAGCACCCGCATTTTCCTCAATCAGTTTTAGCGTGGCGGTTAGCGCCTCAGCACCTTCTACAGCACCCGCCGCAATAGGCTAACCAAGCACCTCTACAGCTTCAAGATAGGCGTTCTTTGTTCTGTTGAACGTCTGCTCAATGTTTCCAGACAAAGCCGCTGCCGAACCCTCATAGCCTCGTAACGCTTGAAGCAGTGGGCCTTTGAACGTATTGGATAGCGTATTACCTGAGCTGATCAGTTCTTTAAGCTCTGCTACCGTCACACCGAACGATTCAGCGACTTTAGTATTCAAGCCCGGTATACGGTCAACCACCTGTCGGTAATCTTCCATATTCGCTGTACCAGATGCAAGAAACTGACTAAGCCCAAATATGGCCCCGCCTAAATTCTCATTACTGGCACCCGTTGCGGCCTGTGCATCAGCTAGTAGCCGTGTGACCTCTTGCGCTTCCTTTAACGACAGAATGCCAGCATCATACAAAGGCAGTAATCGAGAGTAACCATCCGCCAGCGTTCGGTATTCAGCGGATAATTCCTTGGCGGTATCGCGTAAAAAACGCTGCTGATTCGCTAGATCGCCCGTCAGATTTCCGATACGGGAATTGATTTGCTCAAGCGATGACAGATCACGAACGATCTGCCCAACACCAAACCCAGCCGTAGCAGCAGCAAATGCACCGGCAGCGACACCAAGACTTCGGGACAGAATAGACATCTGTGCCGTGGCCTTATCACCAGACGCCGTTAGAGTGTCTAAATCACCACGCAGAGCACGTACTTTTTGCCGCTCATTGCGAGAATCAATCTCGACTCTAAGCTTGCTGACTTGCTCTGTCATTTATATCATCGGCCTCAAGTTGGCGCATGGCATCAACAAAGACGCCAAGCGGATAGGGAATATCGAACGACTCGTAGTAACTGCGCATTTCTGAAAATGGGATAGGGACTTGCCAGGAAAGTCGCCTGTACGCCTCCCGGTACACCTGCCAAGCGTAGTCTTGTTGCGGTCTATCCTCTGGGCGCTCCATGCCCTCAAGGAATGTCGGAACATTCTTGCCCTTGGCAATGCCCGCATCGATTCGCTTTAATTTATCGGGATCTATGTTTCGCCAGAACCGGAGGGCGGTGATGACTTTCCCAGCGCTTTTACCTCGTAATCCAATGGCTCTTTTCTGAGCCTTAGCGCTTCCTTAAAAACATCGTCTTGCAATATCGGACTTTCACCTAATAGTTCCTCACCGCAGGTATCGTAATACTCCATATCCGATGGATCGGAGTACACAAACTTAGTCCCATCGCCAAGCTCAAACGGCTCGATAGACACCACGATTGGCCCCATCATCGCTCGGCCATGCCAGCGCGTTACCTGCTCAATACTGGCCCCGCCATCATCTGGCTTTTTCTTCATCAAGTCGGGGTCTTCACCCGCTTTCGTTATCTGCTCTGTTCTCAGTTTGTTCCACGCCGATAAATCAGGAGCGGCCTTCAAAATGAAAACCAACCCCCTGTACTCAAACTTCGTCGTTAATTCTTCAAACTGCTTATCCAGTGCGAACTTCGACATTAAACGTTATCTCTGTTGATAGTTGGCGGTGTCGTTTCAGCGCCAAAGGGTAGATCAACAGTAACATTTGCACCCGTTGGATCAAAGCCTGGAGACTTGTTATTAGCAATCGGTGTGTTGAATCGATACGTCTTAGTCTCACCCGTGATGGTGTGATCAATCGCGTACTTCACATCATTGTCAGCGTCACGATGCCACTGATCGCACTCATCGTCGTGGTAAGCATTGATGTTCCCACTCACAGCAGCAGTACCGAGAATTATCTCAGCCGGATCACACTGGCGAGAATCAAAGATTTCCTCATTGGCTCGCGCAATGGTGTATGTATTGTTCTCAATGACTGACTGAACCTCGTTACCATCAATGCGAACACTGGTGAGCGCTGTACACGTTCTCAATGGGTTTTTATTCGCAGGCTGAACCAAAGACCCCCACGGCGCTGTCGTTGGATTCGACTTATTAGCCGCTCCAATGTCCATCGTCATAGTGATAACGCCATCCTGAGGGAATGCAAACGCTAGGTTACTAACCTGACATCCCGTGTATAGCGTGTAATGACGATTAGGATCATTTAGATAAGAGGTCTCAACGGCAAATGTCAGATAGACAGGCGTTTTGCCCATCGTCATTAGATCATTGGTGCCGTCACCAACCCAATCCGCTGCATAGGCAGAGCGAAGAAAATCATCATAAATAAGCTCTCTGAACGTGCACGTAAACTGAGCTGTATGCGTCTTACTACCGGGCAGGGTTGCACTCGCTAACAGCGTGTCCGTTTCTGTACCCTCGTCAATCTCAGCGGTTGTCGAGCTAAATCCACCCGAGCGTTTTAAAAGCGCTGTGAATGGACCCGTAGCCGCTGTATCGGCATCAGGCTGGACAGCGAATGCATTTACAATGCTGCTACTTCTTGCGGCCATAATTAACTATCTCTTGGTAATCGTTTCAAGTCGCCTGCCCTCAATGAGACAAGCCATGTGGTAATGCGGTTTTTCCTCGCCCACTCGCTCAATGGAGGCCGCGAGGGTCTGCACTCCATTTCCAAAATCTTGTATCTGCCACTGATCAGCAACCTCCTGACACAGCTCATGTGTGCGTCGAGTGCCAGGAAAACTGTCTTTGCCTTTATTGATCGGCCCGTAAACATCGAAGCGTAAAATAAATGAATGCATCACCGTGCTACCACCGACCGAGAAAACACCCGTTGTCTCAAACTCAAATCCAAGACCATGCTCTATGGTCATTCGGATGTATTCGGCCTGTCCTTTGGTTTCGGCTGGCGTGTTATCAGTAATAATTAAGGTCGGCTTCCATGCGCTCAAGCGGTCGGCTATCGCTTCGTCGAACTCGATCAGATTCATTGTGAAAATCTAGCCTTGATGTCCGCAATGGAGATACGAACCATGCCTTGTGGTGATTGCTTTGACCATCTGTCGAATTCGAGACGCCTTATGTAAGGGAGGTTGCTTGATATAACCACAACCTCAAACGCTGAATCGGCACGCTCTGCTATCTGTGCAACACCTCTTGATATAGCTTGTCCTGCACTATCGCTGACAATGTCCTGAGCGACAGGAGAGCCATACGAAATTGCCCAAGATCCACGCGCACGGCCCGTATCAACGGCTGTTCGTAAAACAATCATGGTGTGAAGTCGTAACGCTACCTCAGTTCTTAATGAGGCCAAGTCTTTCTCCATCACGTCTGCAAATTCTGACGGATCGATGGACCACGACACTATTCTTCCTCGTCTCCGCCAGTTAGCAGCGCGTCCAATGCCTCATCGTCGATAACTTCAACAGGCTTAATCATGCCCTTGTAATCATTGGCTATATCCGCATTACTGGTATACACATGGGTTACGTCAAAACGCGGCCCCTTGTAGCAGTCATCGCTCTGCGTGCCAGCCACACTAATACCGTTATCTCTAGCCCATTGAGAGGCTTCTTGAAATCGATTTCCGTAATCTCGGTAAATCATTATCTTGTCAGTCATCAGCCTCTCGCGTACATAGTCCACGTCGTATCGGACGAGCTTGGG